AAGAAATTGATGCCCGTTCCCTGAGAAAGATCGGGGATGTGATTAGCGAGCTAAAACTTACGCGCTTTGAGCGCTATGTGGTCGGTCGCGTTTATAAACGGGCTAGGCGACTAAGCGACATGAACCGGCTCATGGAAGAGATCATCATGGGTCAGATGCAAGACAACATTGACATAGATATCAATGCTAGGTTGCGGGCGGCAATGAATAATTCTATGACTAACACCGCACTTTGGAACGGACAAGTCCCTGCCCAACAAAACCCGTACCAAAACGCATACCCACAAAACTTAACGCCCCCTGAGCAGTCTAGGCGCGTAATTGTTCGCCCTAAAGCACGCGCATGATCACGATCGACTTCGAGACTTTTTATAGTCGCGAGTATTCTTTAACCCGTCTAACGACGGAGGAATATGTGCGTGACCCGCAGTTTCAGGTGATCGGTGTAGCGGTCAAGGTTAATTCCGAACCTGCTCAGTGGTTTTCCGGTAACCTGCAAGAAACGGCTGAGTGGTTGGCGCAGTTTGATTGGGGCAATCACTTCGTGCTAGCCCATAACGCTATCTTTGATGCGGCAATTTTGACGTGGGTCTTTGGGCAGAAACCCAAGGCGTGGCTCGATACCCTGTCTATGGCTAGAGCAATGTTTGGCACGACTGTGGGCGGAAGCCTTGCCAAGTTGGTTGAACACTTCGGTATTGGCGCAAAGGGTTTAGAGGTGCATGATGCACGGGGCTTGCGTCGTGAAGACTTTCCTGTCGCCCAACTCGCGCAGTACGGTGAGTACTGCAAGAACGATGTGGAGCTGACCTACAAACTGTACAACGAGATGTCCAGTTTCCCTACGATAGAGAAGCGGTTGATCGACATTACTATTCGTATGTTTAGTGATCCACTATTAGAACTCGATGTGGACAAACTCGAATCGCACTTGGTAGAGGTGAAAGAGCGCAAAGAGAAGCTGTTCGTCGAGGCCAAGATCACAAAGGAAGTCCTCAACAGTAGCGCTAAGTTTGCAGAGTTGTTGGAAGCCAACAATGTGCGCCCGCCCATGAAGATCAGTCCGGCTACGGGCAAGGATACCTACGCTTTCGCCAAGAGTGACGCTGAGTTTATGGCACTGCTTGAGCACCCGAATGAGATCGTGCAAGCCCTTGTTGCCGCACGGGTTGGTGCTAAGTCTACGCTTGAGGAGACACGTACAGAGCGCTTTATCAGTATCGCTCGTCGCGGGCATATCGGCGGGGCTCTTCGTCGTCTACCTATTCCGTTGAAATACTATGCGGCTCACACGGGTCGGTGGGGTGGCTCGGACAAGGTGAACCTGCAGAACCTGCCTAGCCGTGGCACAGAGGGCGGCAAGCTCAAGCGCTGTATCGTTGCACCTCGCGGGCATGTCATCATCGACTGTGACTCGTCGCAGATTGAGGCCCGTGTCTTGGCGTGGCTGGCAGGGCAGACCGATATCTTGGAGAGATTCAGCAAGAAAGAAGACGTGTATAAGTACATGGCGGCACGGATTTTTGACACGTCGCTTAACCGAGTCAGTCCTGAGCAACGCTTCATCGGTAAGACCACCGTGCTTGGTGCGGGTTACGGCATGGGCGCGGTTAAGTTTCAGATGCAGTTGTCTACGATGGGTAAAGACGTTGACCTTGATACATGCAAATTTATTGTCAAGCAGTATCGGGCCGCGAACCCCAACATTGCGAAATGGTGGAATCATTTGACGTTAGCCCTTGACTTCATGATGCAGAACAAGGAGCTCGATATTGACACCGTGGGTGTGTTGAAGCTTGAGCCGTTCACGGGTATTAGCTTACCGAATGGGTTGATGCAGAACTACCCCGAGTTAGCCCGCCACAGTAATGGCGATTACACCTATCAGACACGTATGGGGCCGAGCAAGATTTATGGCGGCAAGGTGGCAGAGAACCTTTGCCAAGCCGTCGCTCGATGCATCATCGGTGAGCAGATTATTCAGATTGAGAAGCGCTATCGCGTAGTACTGACCGTGCATGATGCGATCGCTTGCGTCGTACCCGAGGATGAAGCTCACGAAGCGCGGGCGTATATCGAAGAATGTATGAGGACTCCCCCTGCATGGGCGCAGGGATTGCCTCTGGACTGCGAGTCAGGCATGGCTCGAAATTATGGAGATTGCTAATGGCAAATATCACATGGTCGTACAGTAGTTTATCGCTGTACCAACAGTGTCCTAAAAAGTACTACCACCTCAAGGTAGCCAAGGATATCAAAGAGCCATTGGGCGAGGCGATTGTGTTTGGCAACACCATTCATAAGATCGCTGAAGAATACGTTAGTAAGGGTGTACCTATTCCAGAGAAATACAAAGAGATCGAGCCAGCGCTTGAGTCCATCCGCAACATGGAAGGCGAGAAGCTGTGCGAGAACAAACTCGGTTTGACGGCTGACCTTGAACCCTGCGGTTTCTTTGATAAGAAGGTGTGGTGGCGTGGCATCGCTGACATCATCATCTTGCAAGGCGATCGTGCCCTGACCATCGACTACAAGACGGGCAAGAAGAGTCAGTACGCTGACCTCAAACAATTAGAAGTGCTGTCGCTTGCGATCTTCAAGCACTTTCCACAAGTTAAGAAAGTCAAAGCGGGCTTGTTGTTCCTGTTCGCTGATGACTTTGTAAAGGCTGACTATTCGCAGGATAACCAAGAAGAAGCTTGGACTCCGTGGATATCAGAGGTTGGGCAGTTGCAGTCCTCTATCGAGAACGATGTATGGAACGCGAAACCCAACTTTACTTGCCGTGGCTGGTGTCCAGTCACATCATGTGTTCACAACCAAGGAAGCAAAAATGGCTAAAAAGCTAAGTAAAACAGCGCAGATCAATGCGTATATTGAGTCTAACCCAACCGCCCCCTCTGGCGAAGTCGCTAAGAAGTTTGGGGTAAAGAGCGGCTATGTGTCGTCTCTCAAATGGAACCTCAAAAAGAAAGGTGTTGCGATTCCGAAAGCGATTGGGAAATCTAAGTTTTTCAACACTGTAATGACAACCAACAAATCTATCATGGAGCATATTGCACCGCACATCCCCGTGTACGAAGATTCAGTTGAGCATGTAACGCCCAAGCGTTTGGCTGAGATTACGTTTGAGTTGGCAAAGGGTCGTCCGGCTATCATGGAGATCGAGCCACCCGCAGACCCAGTGAACCACCCTGCTCATTACAAAGCGGGCGGTATTGAGACGATCGACTTCATCGAAGCCAAGAAGCTGGGCTATAACTTGGGTAACGTCGTGAAGTACATCACCCGTGCAGACCTCAAGGGCAACCGCAAGCAAGACTTAGAGAAAGCCCTGTGGTATCTCAAGCGTGAGATTGGCGCTCAATGAAATCAAAAGCCGTACTGGAGTTTGACTACCCCGACGATGAAGACGCACTGCTGTTTGCATTGAAGGGTCAGGCTATGTACAAGGCGCTGGCAAGTATCAAGATGGTCATGTCAGCGCCCGCTTCAAAAGCCGAGATGGTCAGCCAAGTCAAAACAATCCTTAACGAAATCTTTGCGGAGCTAGGAGAATGAAAAGCGAACCAGCATTTCCACAAAACGAACGAGTCACTGCCGCAATTTCAATTGCTAAAAGTCAAGGCATGACCCTGCGTGATTACTTTGCGGCTAAGGCTATGCCCCCAATGCTTCACGCAAATGCGGGTAAGTGGGCTGGAAATTACGACGCCCATGCAAAAATGGCCTATGAGTTTGCAGACGCAATGCTGAAAGCGAGGGAAGCATGACATGGCCGTTCCCCCCATTCCCAAACCCCAAGGACAAGAACGACAAGCGAGAGCCGAAGTTCAATCCTGACAACTACGAGGATGCACCGAGATGAAAGACGATGACGATGACATTCAAGACTACGTTCGCCCTTGGGTGGGGCTGACTGATGAGGAGATTGAAGATTTTGTAAGCGCATTATGGCCTGTGGGAGCAGGAGCAGGGAAACTTCTCCGAGCCGTTGAAGCCAAACTCAAGGAGAAGAATCATGGGTAAACCAATAGCATGGTACGACCCAAGCAACGGCATGGTAAGTACAGACCAAGACTGCCCTTTGTTTACACCGCTTGGTCAGGTGTGGGGTTTGTATCCAGAGCGCGAGTGGGTTGGATTGACTAAAGAAGAACGCCACAAGATCAGCATGGCTAACAGACCATATTGCGCAGATATTATGGCGGCACATGAGGAAGAACTTAAACGGAGAAACACATGAAAACTAAACAAGAGATCAAAGATGAAATCATTGAGTTGTATGGAGCTACTCAGGCTTTAAGAGAAGCATTGAATTTTCTTCATGCACAAAGCATGGAAAAAAGCAAACAGATGATGGCGCTGAACCATATGCTCAAAGAGATGGAGGCCGACGATGATACACACTGACGAAGACGATGAGTTCGAGCGTATTGCGCATGAAGCTGAGATGAAGAAGGGGCAGCCCTACCACTACGATGTTTTTGTGTCGCCATCACAGCGTAATACAGTCTTAGAAGAAGTGGCTAAAGAGTTTGACGCAATGAAACCATTTGGTGATACCGCCGCAAGCTTTGCGGCATTTGTAAGAGGTATGAAGAAATGACAGCACTTAATCCATGGCAAGAGTTAGCGCAGGTTGACCGCCCGAGCATCTTTATGAAGGACCCGTACTTCCGTGCGCGTAACCCAAGCAATCAGATCAAAAGCAAAGAAGACTTAGGCTACAAACAATTTGGCACATTCACGCGAGCCAAAGAGAGACAACCAAACAAGCATGAAGGAACATTGGAGAATGCCAAGACCAAAACCCCCCGCCCCCCTAAAGGCACGATACGTACGTTTGTCCGATAGAGAGTGGCTGATATTTAAACAACTAGGTGGCGCTGAGTGGCTAAGAGAAACACTAGACAAAAAAGCCCCAATGCCAAAAAAATATTATGATGCGTTTTTAGACCCTTTAACTGGAGAAACAAATGCCCTATGTAAACAAACCCCGCCCGTACAAGAAAGAATACGAACAACAGAAAGAGCGCGGCGAACACCCCAAGCGAATGGAACGACAGAAGGCTAGGCGGGCGATGGATGCCGACGGTGTCGATCGTACTGGTAAAGACATAGACCATGTCGTACCGTTATCCAAGGGCGGGACTAACGCACCAAGTAATTTGAAACTCAAGTCACCCAGTGCCAATCGTTCGTTCAGTAGAAACTCAGACCACACGGTCAAAACAAATAAACCAAAAAGATGATCAAAGACACATACAAATGGCCGAGGCCCATGGGCTTTACACCATTTGACCACCAGCGTGAGACAGCTAACTTTTTAACTGACAACTCTCGCGCATTCTGTTTCAACGAACAGGGTACAGGTAAGACCGCGTCCGTTATCTGGGCGGCAGACTACTTGATGACAGCGGGCTTGATTAAGCGTGCCCTCGTTGTGTGCCCCTTGTCTATCATGCAGTCAGCTTGGCAGAATGACTTGTTCAAGTTTGCCGTACACCGCACAGTAGACGTTGCATACGGCAGTGCAGAGAGACGCAAGAAGATTGCAAACAGCAACGCCGAGTTTGTAATCATCAACTACGACGGCATCCCCGCTATTGCTGAGTCAGCGATCGATGGCAAGATGTTTGATCTGATTGTGATCGACGAAGCGAACGCCTATAAGAACGTACAGACAAAGCGCTGGAAGCTCATGCGTAAACTCGTCAAGCCCGACACATGGCTGTGGATGCTCACCGGCACGCCTGCCGCGCAGTCCCCCGTCGATGCTTACGGGCTAGGTAAGTTGTGCGTACCCCAGCGGGCACCGCGATTCTTTGGCGACTACCGCGATTCAGTCATGCAAACCTTGGGTCCGTTTCGCTGGGTCCCACGTCCGAACGCTGAGCAGATCGTGTTTGACATGCTCCAGCCAGCCATCCGGTTTGAGAAGTCCCAGTGTCTTGATCTGCCTGACGTGACGTTTGTCAATCGTGAGGCCCCACTTACGGCACAACAGCGCAAGTACTACAAAGAGCTTAAAGATCAGATGCTCATGGAGGCAGCGGGCGAAGAGATCAGTTCGATCAATGCTGCGGCTAAGATGAACAAGCTGCTTCAAATCTCTTGTGGTTCTGTTTATACAGACAGTGGCGCAGTGGTTGACTTTGATGTCAGCAATCGCCTTTCTATCGTTGAAGAAGTCATCAATGAATCAAGCCACAAGGTGCTGGTGTTTGTTCCGTTTCGCCACACAATTACTCTGCTTAAAGACTACTTGACAAAAGCTGGAATTAAGTGTGAGGTGATCAATGGTGAAGTGCAAGTGCGTAGCCGCACCGCGATCTTTAAGCGGTTCCAAGAAGGCACTGACTTGAAGGTGCTTATCATTCAGCCACAAGCTGCGGCACACGGAGTTACCCTAACTGCGGCAGACACGATCATCTGGTACGCTCCAGTTACATCTACTGAAACATACCTGCAAGCCAACGCACGTATTGACAGGCCCGGTCAACGCAACCCAATGACCGTGGTGCACATTGAGGGAAGTCCTATCGAGCGTAGGCTCTACTCCATGTTGCAAAACAACATCACTAACCACGAAAAAGTTATTGATTTGTACAAAAAAGAGTTGGCTGAGACTTGACAAAGTCCAGATAGCTCGTATAATAGATCCACCAACCAAGGAACAATATGGCCGATAACTCCATGGACGATCTGTCCGCTAAATACATTGAACTGCGCACCGAGCGCGAACATTTAAAACACAACTACGAAGCAGAAGACGCTAAGTTCCAAGAGAAGATGGATGAGCTTGAGAGCAAAATGCTCGAGATTATGAACAGCGCAGATGCAAGTAGCATTTCAACATCTAACGCCGTGGTTATGCGCAAGGTAACCAGCCGTTACAACCCAACAAACTGGGACGCTGTCTACGAGATGATCGCTAGACATAAAGCATTTGGTGTATTGCACAAGCGCGTACATGACACCAACATGCGACAGTTCCTCGAAGAACATCCTGACGAGTATCCAGCTGGTCTGAATGTAGATAGAAGCTACCAAGTGGTAGTACGCCGTAAGTCAACAATCTAAGGAAACATTATGAGCAACCTCACAACACTTAAAGACCTCCCCGCCCACTTGCAGAACGTCAAGCTGGACGACTTCACTAAAGCCTTCTCCGCCTCCGGTGGTAGCACCAAGCGCATCACACTGCGCGGGCGTGTCTTTCGTCTGGTTGATGGCGGCAAAGAAATCGCTAAGAACACCGACGCCTTCATGGATGTCGTGGTCGTTAACGGTAGCCGCACTGTGCAGAAAACTTGGTATGCAGGTGAGTACAACCCTGACGAGACAAGCGTGCCTGACTGCTGGTCTAGCGATGGCGAGCGCCCCGATGCTGATGTAGCTGACCCACAGTCCGCACGTTGCAAAGAGTGCCCACAAGCAATCAAGGGTTCAGCCGGAGCGGGCCGTGCCGCATGCCGTTACTCTATGCGCCTTGCTGTTGTGCTTCGCAACAATGTCGGCGGTGACATTTATCAACTCATCCTGCCACAGAAATCTTTGTTCGGTCAGGGCGATGTCGACCACATGCCGTTCTTGCAGTACGCTAAGTATGTTGCACAGTCAGGTTACAACCTGAACATGCTGGCCACCCGCCTGACATTTGACACCGACAGTGACTTCCCCAAGTTGGTGTTCAGCAATGCTGAGTTCTTGGACAGCGACTCATACCAAGAAGCCGTCGAGCAAGGCGAGTCACCCATTGCTGTGAACGCAGGTCGTTTGAACTTCACCAAGAAGTCAGAGCCACAACTGCCACGTATGGTTGCACCAGCAGGTTCTGCCGCCGCTAAGTTGGCCGCACCCAGTGCAGAGATGGCTCCTCCCGTCAAACGTGCTGAGAAGCCCAAGGAAGCCGCACCTAAGCCCAAAGCGGGCTTGGCTAACATGATGGACGAGTGGGGAGATGAAAAGTGATCGGCTATTCACAGCAGATTGTTCGCGCTAATCGAAATGCCGATGGCCGGAATACTGGCGTGAAGTTAGGGCGGTTCTGTATCGCCCGTGAAATACCTGTAACCGATGTGATGGACTTCTTTGGCGTATCTAAACAATGCGTCTACAACTGGTTCATTGGGAGACACGAGCCAAACAAGCTCTTCTCCGAAGCGATTACTGAGTATTTGAAACGCGCTAAGTAAGGTTTAGGGGGCGACTAGCTCGACGGAGCGAACGGGGATTCCGTCAACCCCTTGTCGCCCCCTCTCTTTTGACGTGTGAATGGATTCAAAATGGCGGATATTGAACTACTACGGAGCGTAGTGCCCAGTGTTGAAGGCTGGTACTGTGCTTTGAGTATTGATAAGCAAGATCGTATTAAGCAGACGTTTCATAAAACACTCGAAGAAGTGCAAGCTCAATCAGAGCTGAGCGTTGATCACGAACGTAATGCGTTCTTTGCGCTAGGTAAATTTAAAACAAGCGATAACCGCACAGCCGCAAACGTTGGTTGGATGCAAGCCTTCTTCCTTGATATTGACTGCGGGCCTTCTAAGGCTGTACCCGATAAGCACGGGCGCATCAAGGGTTATATTGACCAGACCACCGGACTGCAGGCGGTCAAAGATTTGTGCAAGATTCTCAAACTGCCACGCCCAACCGTTGTTGATTCAGGTCGTGGCTGGCATGTGTACTGGCCACTTACTGAGCCGGTCGACGTGGATAAGTGGTTGCCCGTGGCGCACACGTTCAAGGCCCGTTGCGTTGAAGCAAACATCATCATTGACCCCGATGTACCCGCAGATGCCGCTCGTGTGTTGCGGGTTCCTAGCACCAAGAATTTTAAGGATGACCCCGCGATAGACGTCGTGCTTATGCATACGGCTAAGCCGATGACGTTCGAAGACTTTGCTGCTTTGATGGGTCCTCTTGTTCCAATGAAGCCGGTGCATGTACCGAAGCAGTTGGATGACTTTACGAAGGCCATGCTTGGCAATCGGCAGTCACGCTTTAAGACAATCATTGATCTGACAATGCGCGGTGAAGGTTGCGCCCAGATTGAGTACATTGCTGAGAATCAGGAAGCTATCGAGGAACCTCTATGGCGGGCGGGGCTTTCTATTGCCAAGCACTGTGTTGATGGTGACAAAGCCATCCACATGATCTCTAAGCAGCACCCAAGCTATAACTCTGCGGCTACCGAGAAGAAGGCGCAAGGCATCAAGGGTCCGTACACCTGCGAGACGTTCAATGATTTCCGGCCCGGTGTTTGCACGAGCTGCCCGCACTGGGGCAAGTTTAAATCTCCTATCACGCTGGGTCATGAGATTGCGAGAGCTGAACCTGATGAGCCCATTGCGATAGTTGGCGCTGACGGTATCACCGAAGAGTTTGTAGTCCCGTCTATTCCTTCAGCATATTTCAGGGGCCGTAATGGTGGCATATACCGTACCGCCAAGAAAGGTGAGTCTGACGAAGATACGGAAGACGGTGACGATACCAAGGTCATCTGCGTGTATGAGTACGACCTGTTCGTTATAAAGCGTATGTTTGACCCCGGAGCGGGCGAAACAATCTTGATGCGTCTATCACTGCCTCGTGATGGCTCAAAAGAATTCACGATATCCACGGAAGACTTGCTTAGCAAGGATGAGTTCCGCAAGAAGGTATCTTTCCATGGTGTGTTGGCTAAGCCGGGCCAGATGGCCAACATCCTAAACTACGTTATTGATTGCGCCCGAGAAATGCAGGTATCACAAGAGGTGGAAACAATGAGACTACAGTTCGGTTGGACAGAAGACAACTCCAGATTTATTCTAGGTTCACGAGAGATCGGCCCTAGCTACGTGCGCTACAGTCCCCCATCGCGGGCTACGTCTAAGGTAGCCCCTTACTTGCACCCAGTGGGTGACTTGGAGGAGTGGAAGCGCATCATCAACGTGTACGACATGCCCGGCTTTGAGCCGCATGCGTTTGCCGTGGCATCTGCCTTTGGTGCGCCTCTACTCAAGTTCATGGGCGTTAACGGTAGTGTGATCAACCTGCTGAACAACCGCTCCGGCACAGGCAAGTCCACCATCCTGCAAGTGATGAACAGCGTGTGGGGCCACCCCAACCACCTGATGCTCCAGTGGAAAGATACATTGGCAGTCAAACTGCACCGCATGGCCGTGATGAACAACCTGCCTCTGGGTGTTGACGAGGTGACTAAGATGTCGGGTGACGACTTCTCTGATCTAGCGTACAGCGTAACCCAAGGTGCGCCACGTCGTCGTATGAAGGCATCTTCCGACGAAGAGCGCGAGTCCCAAGGGTTCTGGGCCACCATCATGGTTACTACATCTAACTCCAGTATGACTGACAAACTGCAAGCGCTGAAGTCTTCCTCTGAAGGCGAGCTGATGCGCTTGATGCAGTACAAGATTGAACCAACCGGCAACCTTGATAAGTCCGAAGCTAAGCACATCTTCGGTGGTTTACAAAACAACTACGGTTTGGCTGGCGGTATCTACGGCCAGTACATCGTGCAGAATCTTGAGGAAGTCATCGACAGCTGCCTGCAGACGCAGTCTATGTTTGATACAGCCGCTAAGATCGATACACCCCAGCGGTTCTGGTCGGCTACAGCTGCCGCTAACCTGACTGGCGCGGCCATCGCTAAGAATCTTGGGCTATGGGACCTTAATACGAAACGTGTATTTGACTGGGCCGTGCATGAGATCAGTCATATGCAGGAAGACTCTAAGGTTGACATCGACGATTACTCCGCGATTGTTGGCGAGTTTTTGCTCAAGCACAACCTGAACACCCTGATCATTAACCGCCACAGCACATCAAAGTCCGGTATCGCCGCTACACCGATCGTTCAGCCACGCGGTGCGATCATCGTGCGTTATGAACCAGACACTAAGATCATTCAGATTCTGCGGTCAGCCCTCAAAACTTTCTGTGTTGATCGCCAGATTACGTTCTCGGACCTGCTTGATAACTTGCACAAGGAGGGTTCATTCATGAGTTCATCACGGGCCCGTATTGATGTTGGCACAGACATGCACGCCCCACCTGTAGAGGTGCTAGTGTTTGACGCAGACAAACTAGGTGTTATCCCTATAGCGGACGATGAAAATTGATGGGGTCACTTACGAGCTTGACTGGAAGGAATTCCGTGTCGGTAGCTCGTTTTTTATACCCTGCGTGGGTACTGTTGCTGGAAAACAACTAATTGAAACTAAGATGCGCCGCCTTGGGTATGCGGTCGTTGTAAAAATAGTTGTAGAAAACGAGATAAAAGGCTTGCGGGTCTGGCGGAAAAAGCATTAAACTTGCGCCAACACCCTTGGTTGGATGTTGCTTTAGATTTGGTTCCTGACTCTCCTTGATCCCCGCTAGGGAAACTTAGCGGGGTTTTTTTCAGTCTAAGTAACTTTCACCTGCAAGTAACCCACGCATCCGCTTGTCAACAAACAAGCCGTACTCTGTCTGAGCAGACTTTGTAAAGCGCTCTTTAATTGATTTGTTCAAAGACTCAGCGGGGATTGCAACACTTGGGTGCTTGGCGTTGAACTCAAATATCTTCTCTAATGATTTCTCAAAAGTATCTGAGTCGTTAGACATGAACGAGATGCCGTACAGGTTAAGCAAGTCCTGACGCTTTTTAAGCACCTCTTGTTCTTGGCCTTTAACCTGAATGTTGTACCACTGACGCTCTGCCAGCTCTGATGAGCGTAAGCCAATGGATTGCATGAGCAAGTAGAACGGCCCCATATCATCCATCAGTGGGTCACCACGCAGTGTGTTAACGCCTTCGTTAGCATAGCGGGCAGCGATCAACGGGTTCTTAATGAACGCAGGCATGATCATCTCAAGCGCACGGTCAGCATGGCCGTCGTTGAGAAGTTTGGAGGCTTGCGCAACGTTGACTGTTAGGCCAACGGTAGGGCCGAGCAGGTCAACCAAGAACGACTGCAGTGCTTGCACTTCATCTTGGTTCTTGCGGCTATCGCGGAACCACATCTCATCAAGCTTGGTACGGCTGGCAAGGTCAATACCGGCGGCGTTACCCACACCTCGTGTCAACAATGTGCCAAGGTTCTTACCAAACGTATCGGTTGCCCAGCGCATGAACTCAAGCTCGAAGTCAAACGGTTCCTCATCCTCATCGCCTAGCCCGTTAAACACAGCGTTGATAACAGCCGCTACAGTTGAGAAGCCCCAGAGACCAGTTGCCCCAGAGAAGATGCCCGCCATGCCCATGGTTCCAACAAACCGTGCGCGAGCTTCGCGTCGTTCCGTAGGAGATAGGCCCTTGAACATGTTGTACGCATTGTGCGCAAGGAAGAATGTCATCTGCTGTGGGAACTGCTTGAACTGCAAGATCACACTAGCAATTGGGTGCTGGAAGTAACGTGGCTTGTTTGTAGCTGAGTAGTCAAACATTGAGCGGTTAGTTACATCCTTGGCTTCAGCAATAGATTCGTTGAACGCATCTTCACGGTTCTTGTAGTCTTTGCGTTTATCCATGGCCGCACGGAACGCAGACATCGCCATGATCTCGCGGTTGAAGCGTTCAGCGTTGTGGAACAGTGAAGTCAGCACCTCCATACTACGGTTGCGTATGCCGCCATAGCTTTCAGTTGGTGCAGCGGCTAAACCTGATTGGTCGTAGGCAGCGGTGATGTCGATCACGCCATCAGCAACGAAGCGGTTGTACGCTTGCTTGTCAGCATCGCTCAAGCCATCAAAGCGGCTAAGAGTTGGGAACAGAACGCGATTATCACGCAGCCGTTCGCCACGCTCTATGCCAAAGCCTGTGGAGATGATCTGACCGGCGGCTTGTTTCATGTATCCTAGAGCGTCAAGCGTTGCTTTTGTATAGGATATACCGGGGTTCATGCGCACGTTCATACCAACCAGCGTTGGCAAGCCGATGATCATACCGCCTAATATGTTGACGATAGCGGACGCAGGGGCTGTCAGATACCAAATGAAGCCGATGTTAGACAGCAATGATGGGAGCGTACCAATGTTTGTTGGGTTTAGCATCAACTTCAAGCGACGGTCCATCTCAGTTACATAGTCACTGAGTTCTGTGTTCTCACGAGACAGTTTGGGATCGCGTTTTGCGCCAGCATCAAACCTATCTTTGATCTGCGAGCGAGCGGCTTGCACGCTACTAAACAACTCAGGTGCGTACTCAAAGCGTGCCAGCTGGTATGCCATGTGAAACGACGAGGATGAGAAGTTGCGCAACGCATCTTCAGAGTAACCTGCTACGTTGTTACGGTGCATGAACTGACTACGGAAGCTATGCTCTGGCTGGTTGGCCAAGAAGTTCTGATAGATGCTGTCTTTCAACTCTTGCTTCTGCATATCAACGGCAAGACTATTACCCGCAAAAGTGGCGCTATCAATAGCTTCAAACGCGTTCTTTAAAAACACCGATTGCTTAGCGTGCAAGTCCATCTGTTGTGCGTACTCAGAGCCCTCTTTGATTGAATCCTCAAGCTCTGGGTTCTTAGCAAGACGCTCGGCCATGTGTATTTCTTTTTGGCCTTGGGTCTCAAACATGTAGTACTCACGCCCCTTGCCTTCGCCAATCTGATACCAGAAGCGGCCATGACGCATCAACGGGAAGTAAGGACCCTTGCGTTTGTTCTTCTCAAACTCATTGCGAATTTCAAGAATAGTCGCTTCGGATACGCCCAAGTTACGCATCATTGTGATGCGCTTGTTCATGAGGTCTTTGTATTCGCTGTAGCGGCGATCGTAGAAATCCCGCACGTCTTTGTAAATTTGCTTAGCCGTTGAGTCAAGCTTAATCCAATCTGCCGCTAGTTCAGGGTTTAATGCTTTAAGTTTTGGAATTGGGGTTTTGTCTGGATCAATCTCCAAGATCGTAGCCCCATGCATAACCCGTGCAATTGTCCTAGACGTTTCTGGGTCTCTTGCTTGTATGCGCTCCCAGCGTTTGGCAATATCACCGGACTCTTGCAGGATACCGTTCTTGCGGGCAAGGAAGTCCTCGGCCTTCCGAATGAAACTCTGCACCTGTGGAATACGGTTGCGCACAAGGTCACTAATCTGACGCAGGGTCAACGCACCAAGCATAGCGGGTCTGGCACTCGCGGCTGCACTGCTAACCGCGATTGGGAACGTACCCCTGACTTCGTTCCATGACCTAGATGTCATCAACTTACTGATGGCCGTAGGTGTGTTGGCAGCACCAATAGGCACAGCCTTTATCATGTCTGAAGCCATGGCCTTTGGCGTTGACTTGACATCCATGCCGTCGATTGACATGGGGCCCGCTACCATAGCGTCGGTAGCCTTCATGACTTCGACCAACACGTCGCTGTCTGTTTCAGACTCTACCCTAAATAACTTCTTGATAGCCTTTGTGAACTCGTTCCACAGTGAGTACGGAGCGGCCTTGTAGCGTATCGCCCGCAGCATGGCTTGGAACTCTGGGTTTGTCATCGCTTCGGATACAAACTCATGCAAGTTGTTTAAGCCGTAGATATGCTTGATGCCTAACTGAGAGTTAGACAGAATACCTTTGGAGTGGTTGTATAAATCCAACAGCTGGTTGTAAGCCTCTTTGCGAACGCCTTGTAGCTTATCTGGGTTATCAATCAGATGTGACGTAGCCGCATGCAGAGCTTCATGCAACAAGACGTTGTTATCCAACGAACCTTCACGCAAAGTGATAGTGTCTGTTGCAGGGTCGTACTTACCAAACCAGCTAAACTCTTCGTTCATCAACTGCACGGTATCGGCAACAACTTGCCGCTGTGATGGGTTGGTGAATGCAGTTTGTAATTCTTCAACTGCAGCCGCGATGTCGTACAGGTTCTTAGACCGCAGGCCAGCAATAAGTTCTTTTTGCTGAGACTCAGGTAAGCTCACGCGCACCATTTCATCCAACGCACGAATCTGAGCGTCTAGTGTTTCTTTGATCTTTGGGTCATTACTTAAAGACTGGACGCTGTCTTTAGGAATAACTTTGACTTTGGCAGTAAGCTTGGCATCCAACAGACGCTGAGCCAGATGTTTGTAGAAGCCTTCGGCCTTGGTGTTTGCAAGAATCTCAAGCGCACCCTTGAGGTCGCCATTTTTGAGCGCCCTTACAACTGATGGGTGCAGTTTTGCTTTTGTAGGAATGTTGCGCAAATCAACTGGAGTTTCAGTGATTGCTTCCTCACCTTGGGTCTCCATATCAAAGACCACTTCGCTGCGGGTACGTTTTTGTTTTGGCGCACGGGGGATCTTTACACCGGAGGCAGCTTCTGCTTTCTTAATCTTTGCTTCAGCGCTAGCGGCTTGTCGACGTTTAATCTCTGCCCTATAAGCAGTTATTGCTTGATCAAACTTAGCTTCCTCTTCCAAGTTTGCACGCTCATCAGCAATCATGTTGTTAAGTGCAGCAACTGTCTTGGGGTCCAGATTCTGTTCAATCCAACGTTGGAAGCTTTCAGCATAAGCGCCGCCTTCGCCGTAGAACGTAGCGTTCCGGCCAAAGTCGGTCTTCATCTTAGCTTGCGCTTCGGTCTGCGGTAACTTGTTACGTTCAGCGGGCGTCATCTCTTTAACATCCGCAGCACGCATGCCGTACTTGGCTTCTAAGAACGCATCCCAGTTTGCAATGTCATGGGCCAAATCTGCAAGCACAAAGCCAAACGATTTACGTGATGGGTTTGTGATGTAGTTTCTAGCGGCTTCCATCTCAGGGCTGACATCTGAGCGGCTCTCAAACATCTGCTTCAGAGTAGTCCAAGCACCGCGCAGTTTGGTATCGCTGATCTTGTAGGGCTTACCCTCTTGCTTCATCGATGGTCTGCGCAACTCACCTTTGGGTGTGACGGGCGGAGTTACGGCTTTCTTAGTTGTGCCTGTAACTTCTGTCTCGTAGGGCAGTTTGGCAAACGGAATCTTGACGCCTTGGCCACCCAGTTTCTCAGCACCCAAAGAGTTGATAAAGCGTTTGACGTCCTTGCTGAAAGTCTCCATACCACGGCGGGTTGTGAGATCAGGGAATCCAGATTCTTTTAGCACATCAGATTGAGCTGCAGACTCAGAAGTCTCCAAGAAACTTACAAGCTTCTCAAAGTTAGCTTTGCCACCAGCCGTATCTTGCAAGTAACCAAGGATACTTTGCATACCGGGGGTCGTGGTCTCACCGGGCTTCACGATATCAAAGCCCGCTAGCATCTTGTAGATGACGTCTTTCAACGAAGTGTGCTTCTGCGCTTCTTCACTGCCGGGCTTTGTTGCAGGCTTAATGAAATCTAAGAACCGCTTAATGA